AGGTCCGTCGATGTCTGCCGACAGCTCGCGAGATTTGCCGGACGATGTTCGGCACGACTCGCATACCTGACGAGTTCTGGCCTTCGTATTTCTCCGCCTGCCAGTCTGATGATTTCTGCGCCGGTCGAACTGTTGGAAGCGGAACTCACGCGAACTGGCGACCAGATTTTGAATACCTGACCCGCGCAGACGTGATGACGCGTATTTTTGACCGAGCATCGGAGTCGAATCGATGAAGCAGCAATCAATTGATTTGCCAGACCACGCCCACCGCTGCGCCGGCCGAATCTCCCGAGAAAACGCCTGCCCACTACGGCCAACATGCCTGCGTTTCACCACACTGATCGACGACCAAAACCTACCCGACCACGTCCGCATGCACATCCCCGTCGCCACCCATTACTGCACAACCCCGATCCACGAACACTACATCGCAGCCGATACCGATGCGGATGAATCGCCATGACCAAGCAACTTCTACCTCTACCGGACCCACGCGAAACCGCGCAGGCCGCACGCATCGCGCTTGAAACGGCGATCAATGACGCGCCGATTTATGGCGCGAAGGTTGGACAGCAGCGAGTTGACTGGTATCGCCAGCGGCTCGAACACATCGAGCGCCGCGAGCGCGAAAGGGGGATTGCATGAGCCGTATCGAACTGCACGACCTTCCAGCACGAATGCGACTGCTATCCATCGAGATTGAGCAAGTCGGCGCTGCTGTTTCGTATTTTGGCGGATTTGGTCCGTTTGGCGAATGGGGACGCCTGCTTACTGAGCAAACCGCGCCGATGATGCGCGAGATTGCCGAGCACCTGCAGAAAATGCAGGTAGGTGGATCGGCATGATCGGCTCCAACGCAAACCGCGTGCCGCCGTGCCACAACCGACCCGAGCGCGATCAAGGCTGGTGGTATCGCAACGGCCACCGAGCGACCGACCTGAAACCGCGCCTGCGGTGGTCGCGACGCCGGTTCGTTGACAGGTTCGTCGCCTACGACACCGACCCGAGCACTGTTCCTGTGCCGGTCGCAGAGAACTGGCTGTGCGCCGGTTGCCGGTGGCTTCCTGAAAGGTGTATTTATGGCTCTTGAAAACTACAGCATAAAGCAAATCGACTACGCAACAGCGATGGGCGTGATAGTGCGAGAGCATTACTTGCACAGGAAAGCGCCTTGCAGTATTGCATTTGGTTTGTTTTTTGGTGATCTGTTGAAAGGCGTTGTTTGCTACGGTACTCCGAGCAGCGCACCGCTAAGAAAAGGAATAGCAGGACCTGAGAACGCACTCAATGTTGTAGAGCTTACTAGATTATGGGTTTGCGACAGCGTACCTAGAAACGGAGAAAGCTATCTAATAGGCGGAACAGTAAGAAAGGCAGGTAAAGAGATAGTAGTTTCTTTTGCTGAAATACAGCAAGGACACGTAGGAATAGTTTATCAAGCAACAAACTGGATATACACTGGACTATCAGCAAAACGAACAAACTGGACAGTTGACGGAGTAACAAAGCATTGCCAGACACTTGCTGACAAATACACATCTAATGAGATACGCGAGCAATTTGGCGAAAGATTCAGTCTGCAAGACCGTCCGAGGAAGCATAGATACGTATTCATTAACGCAAAAGGAAGTAGAAGGGATAAGCTAATTTCGAGCTTACGATATAAGCCGTTACCTTACCCAAAGCGTTTCGGTAATTAACTGATTTGCGTGCATTTTGGATTGATATGAACGACAAACAGAAAACGAAGGCGCACCCGCACATCCGCAAGCCGAAGCCTGGGCACCCGTGGAAGGCGTTTGCTGCTTGCGCACGGACAGAAAACCGTCGAGATGCGGATGCGAAGCCGAGCACAACGAAGCGGAAGGTGCCGAAATGAGCGCAGCACATTGCGTTCTAGGCGGGCTGATGATCGACGCGAGCAAGTGCGCTCTGATCGACTGGCTACCCGCTGAGGCGTTTGGCGAGGCTCGCGAGGCATCGCTTTACCGCCTGATCCGCGACATGCACGCCAAAGGCGATCCGGTTGACGTGATCACAGTTGCCGAGCGGTCGCCGGAAGGCTGGCAGGATCATGAGGTTCTGCAGCTCGCAGGAGACACGCCGAGCGCGTCGAACGTGGTCGCCTATGCTGAGATATTGCTACAAGCATGGAAGCGTCGCAGCGTTGCGCGCGTTGCGTCTGCGTTGGTGTCTGACATGCGCGGCGATGCCGACTTGGACGCGTCGGCGATGGCAGCAGTGTCGAAAATCAACGAAATCACAGCATCTGTGCAGCGGTCAGGGCCGATGTCGGCGAAGTCGGCGCTCAAGGGCTGGTTTGCAGATTTCCAGCGACGTGCGCAGTCAGGCGAGACAATGACCGGACTGCCTACGCCGTGGACTGAAATCAACGCGCTCACGTATGGGCTTGATCCTGGTCGCCTTTACGTGATCGCCGGGCGACCAGGTGCCGGTAAATCGGTTCTCGGTGAAAACCTTTGGTCATTCACGGCCATGAGCGGCAAGCGCGCGCTGATGTTCTCGCTGGAAATGCCAGCGAGCGAAATGCTGCAGCGTTCGATTGCATCGCGTGGTGGCGTTTCGTGGGACTACTTGCGCAATCCGTCGAAAAATCACGATGACAGCGATGCAGCGAGAATGTCGTCAACCGTAGCTGAACTCGCGAAGTCGCAGATGCTGATTGACGAAACGCCAGCAATCACGATTCAGCAACTATCGGCTCGCGCCGAGCGAGAGCATTTGAGGGCGCCGCTGTCGCTGATCGTTGTTGACCACATGCACATCATTGGGAGGCCGCGAAAAAACGACGTGTCGGAGCTTGGCGAAATCAGCGCCGGTCTGAAATCGCTGTCTAAGCGCCTAAGTGTTCCGGTTGTCGCGCTTGCGCAGCTAAATCGAGGAAACACGCAGAGAACCGACAAGCGTCCAACGATGGCAGACCTACGCGGATCAGGTGAAATCGAACAGGACGCAGACGTGATCCTGCTGGCGCACCGAGAGGATTACTATCACTTGGACGATCCGAATCACGAAAAGGATCACTGTATTGAGCTCATCATCGGAAAGGGCCGCAACATGCCTTCAGGCGGAGTCGTTCGGTTGCTTGAGCGGTTTTCGCACATGCAGGCGCTTGATTGGGACGGGCACACAAAGACGCGTCGCGAAATCAAAGCGCAAACAAAATCACCATTTCAACCGTTTGGGGTGCGAAAATGAACGAGAAACAGAGAGCAGGGATTCGCGCTGCAATCATCAACAATCTGACGAAGTTCGGGCCTGCGCAGTCGTTTTTTGAGTTGTCTGATCCGGTGAGAAGCTGCGCTGCGCTTGAGGGGATCAACCCGATTATCAAAACGCAATGGATCAAGCAGGTCTATGCAGAAATGATGGAAGCTGGCGAAATCGTTGAATCGCCGATGTTCCGTGCAACGTGCAGCCGTGACAAGCCATTTACCGTCATCAGGCTTGCGGCATGAGCACGACATTCATCCTGCACGCGGGCGACACTCGACGCGAGCGTGTTTCGGCAGAGCTGTCGAAGTTCATTGCTTCGCTGTCTGATACGTCATCTTGGAAGATTGAAATAAGCCAATACCGGCGACCGCGTTCGTGTCCGGCAAACGCATACCATTTCGGCGTGGTGCTGCCGACCATCGTCCGCGAGAAAGGCGGCACGTCTGACGACTGGCACGAATTGCTATGCGGTGAGTATTTCGGATGGCGCAAGGCCGAACTGGTCGGGAAGTCGATCAGCAGACCGGTGCGCACGACAACGACAAACGACATTGGCAAGCGAGACGTTCTCGATACGCGGTCATTTTGGTCCTTTGTCGAGTTCTGTCGCGACATGGCTGCGCAAGGTGGCGTGTACGTACCAGGGCCGAACGAATGCTAAAGGAGAGCGAACAATGAAATCGAGAACAACAGAACTTGGCAAATGGGAACTGATTGCTGCGTGGGAAATTATTGGCAAAGCAGCAAAAGATCACAGACTTACAATTGCAGACAGTGCAGTCTTGTGGTTGATACTCGACCAGATCGGACATGATGGATACGTTGAAATTGGATTTGGAGCGCTTTCAAAGGCAACAGGATTCCACAGGGCAACGGTTGTTAGATCAATAGGACGCCTTTTGTCGCTCGGATACATCGAAAAGGATGAAATAGGGATAGGAGATGCAAACCGC